TAAGGTTAAAGTAGTGTCAAAGTCTAGAAGTCCCATTTATCGTACTTTAACCTTAGAAGTCCCATTTATCGTACCTCTTACCCAACCCACAATTAGCATTATACACTATGTAATAACCATTCCTAATTTTACAAAAAGTACAATCTGTATTATTGACTTTATACGGATTGTAAAGTATAATATAATCATAGGGAGCGAAAGGCACGATTGATGCTCCTAAGCCGTGGTCAGGCGCGTGAAGCGTTACGGATAGGTTTGCGTGACTGCTAGCTCAATTCCTTTCGCCACCCTTAACATGGTAGAACTCTTAAGAGTAACGGAAAACTGGTCATTGGACGTTAATGGGGTTGTGCCCATTTCTACCACCAAAGCCGACATTGTGTAGCAGAACTCTTAAAACCGTTAGGCTCGGTACCTAACGCAGCAGTATTCTTAAACACATTAGTCGGAGAAACAGCCGCGCTAACACGCCTGTTAGCTTGATGGTTACATAGGTTGTCATTTCTCCTACTCCGCCATCCAAAAGGACAGCACAAGATGTTCGCAATCTAAGTTAATTTGAACGCTAACTCTAAGCATAATGGTCGCGTCCTCGGCTTAATATTAAATATGAAAGGAGTGTATTACAATGTCAATGTGGTGGGACTTAAAGAACACATTATCTTATAATGCGCTCTTTAATTTTGTAGTTGGTTCTCGTGGTTGTGGTAAAACTTATGGCTTTAAGAAATGGGCTGCTGAAGATTTTATCAAAAACGGGAATCAATTTATTTATATTCGCCGCTACAAAACAGAGATGAATAAGAAAGCCAAAGAAAATTTCTGGGCAGCTGTTGCTCATGAATTTCCTGACCATGAGTTAAAGGGAACGCCTGAAGGTGCTTATTATATAGACGGCAAATTAGCTGGTCAAACTCGCTATATCTCAAGCGCAAAATCAGAAGAACTTCCACTCGTTAATAAAATCTGCTTTGACGAGTTTATCTCCATGGACGAAAGCCATCATGGTTATCTTAAAGACGAAGTTACATTTTTCTGCGAACTATACGAAACTATTGCTCGTATGCGCAGAGTGGTTGTATTCTTCTTTGGTAACGCCGTTACATGGGCAAATCCTTACTTTACAGAATTTGATATTAAAAAACCAATTAACAAAAAGCAAATCTCCACAACTAGAGAGGGCTTAGTCTTAATCCAAATTGCTAACAATGAAGAATACATTGAAGCAAAAGAGAAAACTGACTTTGGCCGTTTGATGAAAGGCAGCAAGTTTGGTAAATACGCCGTTCACAATGAATTTTATCTTGATAGTGTAGTTGGTATTGCTAAGAAAACTCCTGAAGCTAAATATCAGTTTGGTTTTAAGATTCATGATGATTATTTAGGCTTATGGGTAGACTTCTCTTCCGGTAAATGTTATCTTTCTAGGAAATACAGTCCGGGTAGTGGCGTGATTTATGCGTTGACAAATGATGACCACGATTATAACACCATTTTGATTGCACGCACTCCACGTCCTAACTGGTTATTATATATAATTAAACAATATCGGTTAGGAGGTTTGTACTGTGAAGATGAAATAATTAGGCGATACCTGATGGACATTTTGAAGATTGTAGGTGTATAATGTTAGGAGTTGAGTTTATGCCCTTTGTCATTGTTCTTGGTTTTATTGCGTTTGACATTATCACAGGGCTGATTAAAGCAAAGCACGATGGTTCTTATAATTCCTCTATTATGCGTGAGGGTGGTTATCACAAGTGCATGGAGATTCTTGCTGTGGTAGGCTCTTATGGCATCGAATACGCTATGCAATATGTTGAACTAGGCATCCAGATTCCCCTAGTAGGTGCTGTGGTTACTTATATTTGCATTATGGAGCTTATCAGCATTATGGAAAATATGTGTGCTGTAAATCCTGAACTTTCTGCTCTGTTTAAGCCCTATTTGGAAAAACTTAAAGGAGATGAAGAAAATGAGGAAATCAAACGGTGATGTTCTTTTCTGCTGGCCTTTAGAGAAGCACATTATCACAGCTGGCTGGACTTACAATGACGGTTCTGCACATCATGCTATTGACCTGCGTGCTGCACCTTGCACACCTGTTTATGCAGCTGAGGATGGCACAGTAAATCAGGTACAGAGCTGGGATGGTAGAACCAAAACTGGGATGCAGTCTTATGGCAACATGGTTAGAATTAGGCATAACAATTATAATGGTTCTAAGTTGGAAACACGCTATGCGCACCTTAAAGAATATCTCGTCAAAAATGGTCAACACGTTTACGAGGGTCAGCTTATTGGGTATTCTGGCGCAACTGGTAATTGCTATGGCGCACACCTTCATTTTGAAGTAATTTATCATGATTGTCGTGTTAATCCCCTTAACTGGCTTGATAACAATTTTATTTGTGCTACACAGTCAGTGATGAAACACCTTGGTAGTTACACTTCGGTTCCCAGAGAATCTACTAAAGGTGATTTTATTAAGATTCATGCGACTGGTGTTGATATGCAGGCAATCATTGCCCTCTGTGAGAATCTTAAACTTACTTATGAACGGAGTAACAAATAATGAAAACACGTGACGAAATCTCTGCAATGCTTGGTGGCTTTGTCGATGCCAAACCTGATGAACAAGGAACTCTGATTGCTGGCGTTCTTGATGAATTTGATGAATGTCGCAATGAAGCAGAACAATTTAGTGAAGGTTGCCCAGATGGTGCATCTAACTGGCATGAAGCTTATGATAATCTGCGCAAAGATTATGTAAAGGCATTTCTGAATGATGACAATAAGCCGAATGACGATTATCAGAAACCTAACGGCAATACAATCACTATTGATGAAGCTGCACAGGCATTTGTCAAGAAAATGTTTGGTAGAAAGTAAGGTGATAGATTTTGAGTAGACCATTTAGTTATCATGATGAAGATATGGATGTTATTGGAAATATTTTGTTTATACATTCTCATATTCCCTATGCGACTCATCCTGGTGTCCCTATGGTTAGAATACCACCAGAGGTTTTGAAACGTATAACTGAAACTCGGAATGTAGCCTTTGTAACAAGTGAATCTACATATCCAGTTACACCAGTAGTAATTAATGGTGATTACTTTTTTTGCTACACAAGATCACTATGATAGTGCAAATGAATTCAGGTGGATTTATTGCTGGTATCCGCTTAAAGACATTTAAGGAGATGATTATTCATGGCCTATTCCTTCCACAACCAGAATATGAGTACCCTCTCTAACGTTCTGGTTATCCATACTGCCCTAGATAAAGACAAAACCCCGAACACTACTGCATTTACCATTCCCAGTGAAGTAATGGCTCGTGTTATGAAAACTGGTTACGGTAAATTTGTAGTTACCAATTCTATTCCCTGCTTGCGTGTAGTTCTTGAAGATGGCACCATTTCTAGTGCTAGTGTAACTTCCGATGGTGTTGTAACTCTAACCGCTGCCGCTAAAGGCAAACTCATTATTGATGGCACTCTGGATATTGAGTGCAATTATTAAGAAAGGATGATTCTATAATGGCTACTTCTGCTGCTGTTGGTATTATTCAGGCTGTATTTGGTAGTGATGCTACTTTTGGTGGCGCTCCTCAGATTGAAAACACTACTGAATCTATTAAATCCGCATGGACGTTTATCAATTCTTACGAACCCCGTTTAAACTATTTCTGTAATGCTCTGGTTGACCGTATTGGCCTGACCGTTATGCGTTACATTTCTTTTGAAGACCCTTGGCAGGTTTTTGATAAGGGTGTTCTGGGCACTGGCGCTACTGTTCAGGAAATTTATGTAATGATGCAGAAAGCAACCCCTTACTTCTCTGCTGACCGCGCTACTAACGATGAAGTTATGAAAGCTGAATTTGGTAGCGACCCTGCTGAAGTTTACACTGCTTACCATGCTGTGAACTCTCGTATTAAGTATAAGGTAACTGTTAACCGTGAAGCTCTGGAAACTGCTTTCATGAGTGAAGCTAACCTGTCTGCCTTTGTACAGAACATTATCGACCAGATTTATAAGCCTGCCGAACTGGATGCTTTCATCATGAAAAAGTACCTGTTGTATCAGCTGGTAAAGAACAATAAGCTCAAGAAAGTGACTGTTGATGCTGTTACTAATGAAGCTTCCGGTAAGACTTTGGTTAAGAAGTTCCGCCAGATTTACGGCAAGATGAAGTTCATTTCTAAGGAATATAACGCTGCTGGTATTCCTATGAATACTCCGGCTGAACGTCTGTACACCATTGTTCCTGTTGACATTTCCGCTTCTATTGATGTTGATGTTCTGGCAAGCGCATTTAACATGGATAAAGCAGATTTTATGGGTCATCGTCTGGAAGTTGACAGTTTTGCTCTTAATGAGTATGAAGTGGAACGTCTGGAACACCTGCTTACTGGTAATGACCCCTCTGGTTCTGGTGCTGTCACTATTGCAACTGGTGGCGATAAGACCTATACTCATGTTACCCCTGACGATGAAGATATGGCCGCTATTCAGGCACTTATGGTTGACCGTGATTTCTTCCAGATTTACACTAAGCTGAATACCATGCGTGAAACTGACCTTGGCTCTACTCTGGATTGGAATTACTTCCATCACATCTGGCGTATTTATTCTGCATCTCCGTTTGCTAACGCTGTACAGTTTACCACCAAGGCTTGATAATTGACATTTTCTTAAGCATGTAGGCTTATCCTCCTAAGAACGTGGGGCGCGCATACGACATCACGCGTTGCTTATATGGCAGTTTACAAACAATGTATCACTGACCAAAGCACAATCAGAGTTTCAGCAGGTTATCCACATTATCCTGACGGTTCAGTTCATGGTGGTATTGACACAGTACACACAAATCATCAATCTTATGCACCAATGGCAGGTACGGTTGAAACAGCCCATACTTGGCAAGGTGGCACGACTGGTAACGATTCTTGGGGCAACTACATTGTAGTTAAAATGAGCGATAATAGCTATTGGCTTGCAGCTCATTTTGTTAGTCAGATTCATAGTGTTGGTGAAACAATTACTCGTGGTCAATATATTGGAGAACAAGGGCAAACAGGTAATGCTAGCGGTATTCATACGCATTGGGAATACTGGATAGGTGGTTATGGCACAGCTTACAGAACTGACCCCTCTGCTATTCTTGGTATTCCTAATGAAGTAGGTACATGGGATGTTGAATGGGATGCTACAAATCCACCAACACCACCCGGCCCTACTCCCACAACTAAACGTAAACTTCCAGTTTGGATGATGTGTAAACCACCCTACAGATTTTGAAAGGAGCGTGTTCTCTTTGTCAGGCTTAATGCCTGCCATATTGGCTATCGCCAATACCGGAGTGTTGCTTAAACAGTCCACTGGACTGTTCATTTCCACCTTATACAAGTCTTTATGAAAGGAGTGGAAAACGCAAATTGCCAAATATGCAACTTTATATCTGTAAGGGTATCCCTACAGATAAAACCTATAATCATGTGCTTAGGTTTCAGTCTGATTCTTCCCGTTTTGCTTATTTCACTTCCAAATCCGTTCTTCATCTTACTAATTACACCTATCAGCGTTTAGACCGTTATCTGTCTGTTGGTGTTAATGCTGAAACGATTGAACCGTGTAATTACATCGTATTTCAGAACGCTGACTTTTCTAATAAATGGTATTATGCCTTTATTGACAGGGTAGAATACGTTGCAAACGAAACCAGTAGAATTTATTTTACTATTGACGTAATGCAAACTTGGTTTAATCAGGTAACGTTACAGCCTTGTTTTATTGAACGTTCTCATACAAACACCGATGAAATTGGTGATAATATCATCAATGATGAACTGGATACAGGCCCCTATATTGATGACATTCAGCAATATATTGACTTTGATAAGCGTATCTGCATTGTTACCACATTCGATAAGCCCGAAAAAGATTCCGCTCCTGCATCTGGCTCTTTACGATTTGGTATCTATTCAGGTTGTAAAGAAAACTTTTTTACCACAGCTGAATCTGCTAATGACTTTATTGCTAAGGCTGTAGAAGCAGGGCAAGCACCTGATGGCATTTTGGGAATTTATATGGTTCCCCTTACCTTTGATAGTGGTAAGTATGATAAGACTTTTGTAGTTCCTAATAATGTAGCTGGTTATGTCCCTAAGAATAATAAACTTTTCACATATCCTTATTTTTATCTCCGCTATTATTCCACACAAGGCGATAATCATGTTTTTCGTTTTGAACTTGGAGATAGAAAGAAAAGTCTGCATATTGGATACAATATAATGTCAAATGCCGGACAGACTACAGCAATGTTTGCAGCAGAGGATTATAAAGGTTCTACTGGTTATAATCAGGAAGATGTATTTGCAATTAGCAACTGGCCTACTTGTGCTTATAATACCGACATTTATAAAGTTTATGTAGCACAGAACTCTAGTTCTATGGCAGTGGAAAATGCAGGTTTGGTAGCTGGTACAATGTTTGCTGGTATTAACCTGCTGACCGCTCCGGCAAAAGATGTTCAGGCCATGACTGGTAAACATCCTGCTCTTTTCCCTGAGAATACTTATGGAGCTATTGAAGGCTTAGCTAATCAAATGCTTAACATTGCTGGCACGCTTGCAAAACGTGATGATATGGACAGATTACCACCACAGAGCCACGGTTCTGTAAGTCCTTATTTCCGTTTTACTGATTCTGGTATTTTACCAACAAGGGATGCAAGTGCTCCATATGCTATGGCTAGTTATCATCATGTTACTAAAGAATTTGCAAAAGTTATTGATGACTACTGGACTATGTTTGGTTATCCTATTCATCAAGTTCAGGTTCCTAATATCGATTCACGAAGAAACTGGAATTATGTTAAAACGCAAAACTGTTGTTGTTTAGGTGATGTTCCTGCGGATGTTTCTACAATGATTAACGATATCTTTAATCGTGGTGTTACATTCTGGCATAATCCCGGACTTGTCGGAAATTATGAAGCAGACAATTCTATCTATAAACGTATTCCAGAAGTAGGTGAGTAAATGAGTAAACGTTCACAAAAACCACAGCCACCTTGGATTGATTCCTACGACTTAACTAGGGCAACTTATGCTAACTGGTTTAATCGTCTGTATGATGTAGCACTTGCAAGATTCAAATGGGAAGGACTTGAAGATTCTCCTTTTTTGGATGAACGATTCATTGAACAGTTCTTGTTCTGGCAACCTTTAATGGCTGGTTATCATGACCCTGTTATGGGCAACTTGATTCTTCCTGCTATGCCTAGTGATAACTTTGATATTATTGGTGACCCTAAATACGTTCGTGCTTATGGCTACAATTCTAATTACCAGAAAACTGGCCTTAATAAACAAAACTGTGCCTATCTTTGGTGTAATATGCGCCGCTCCCCTGACACTATTGTCATTAAACAGTTTGCACAACGTCTTACCAATATAGACAGAACGATTGACTTAAACCTTGCTGCACAGAAAACTCCCCGAATTGCTTATGCAAATGAGAATACAAAACTTTCTGTACAGAATATGGTGTATCAGCAAGATAAGTATGACCCTTGGCTGTACGTTAAAGGCAATCCCTCCACTGATGATATTAAGAACATGATTGGTGTTCTTGATTTAGGCGTTCAGTACATTGGTTTGCAGTTAGAGCAGCAGAAAAAAGAAACTCTTGCGGAAGCTCTTACCTATTTAGGTATTGAGAGCAACTACAATATGAAAGCAGAACGGCAGTTTACTACTGAGGTTCAGATGACCTTAGGTCAGGTAGAAGCAGACCGTCTTTCTCCATTGTATTCTCGTCAAAAATTCTGCAAGGATTATAACAGGCTCTTTAATACTAACATCTCCGTATCTATGCGTTCTCAGCTTGAACTAACCAAGATTATGGAAGGACGCGAAGATGAAGAGAATTTAAGCGATACCAATATTAAAGATGGTGGTGAGGATAATGAGTAAGTACACAACTCAAGTGCGCTTTATCTGTGAATCAAAAGCAGGTATTGTTGAACCTTACACCAATGTTTCTTATTCAGAAATTATTGAGCGTGCACGTCCTAAAATCTTTAATTTTAATTATCCTATCTGGAATGAGAATAAACGAAAAGAGCTTGAAACCAATATTCTTAAGCATTTCTATACAAATGAAATTGGCTCTGAAACCTTTGGCCTTTGGCAGCTGCGTCTGGATGACTGGATGAACAGTCATATGCCTTATTACAATCCCCTCTTTGAAGCACTTGATAAACAATATGAAATGTTCTTAACTGATGATTTCTCTATTACCAGTGATGAAAATACTGAACATCATGATGTGAATACTGAGGATAGAACCAAGAACAGTAAGGTCAATATTGACGGCACCAATAATTCAAATTATACTTCCAATTCTAACAGCAATGGAGAGAATACCAATACTCATACTGATACTCCGCAGGGTAGTCTTGATAATTTTCTTGCTGGTAAGTATATGTCGGATGCTGACCATAGTAAGGCAAGTTCTACCAATGATTTTAGCTCTAATGCCAATTCTAACAGTAATAGCAATACCACTCAGGATGATAAAAACAACACAAAAGAAAATCGTGATGGCAATGAACATCGTGTTCTTGACCATGTAGAAAAAGGCTATCGTGGTCGCTCTCTGGTATCTATTATGAACGATTATATGAAAGAAAACACGAATATCTATAATTGTTTATATAGAGATATGGAAGTTCTGTTTATGCGTTTATGGTAAAGAGGTGATTAGGTTTGAAGTACAATCCTTTGGACAAACTTTTCCGTTCTGTGATTCCTGTTGCCTATGATGATAGCATTAGTTACTATGAAATGGTATCTAAGGTTATTGAGGTAATGCAACAGTACATTGAAACCAGTTCCATTAGTTATGCAGACCCTATTCAGTGGGATATCACCAAACAGTATCCTCGTAACACGGTTGTTGTCACTGTCAATGGTGATGGATATTTGAGCACTCAGCCTGTACCTATTGGCATTGATATTGACAATGAAGATTACTGGACTAAGATTGGTAACTTCTCTGAACTCTGGGGAAGCGTTAAGCTTGCTATCACTCCTGTTGATGAAAAGCTGAAAACTACTGCAAGTGCAGCGCGTGTAGTTAATGACCTTGTATGGCTGAATAATGATTTGTATGTTATTACAAAAGCCATGGATGCTGGTACACGCTATATTGAGGGTACTAACTGTAAGAAAACTGACATTGGTGAACAGCTGAACGACCTTAATACTAAGGTTGACAATAATAAGTCTAGTGTTGATGATTCTATTGAACAAATCAATACCAATCTTGAAGACATTAACACTAAGCTTAATAATAAGATTGATAAAGACACTGTTGGTAATCTTGACCAGACTGTCGGCGGTAATATGAATCAGATGGGTGATGGGAATGTGACGGTATCTGCAAATAAAGTAGAAATCTTTTCTAAAGGTGGAAAAGCGTTTACTGCTCATTCGGGTGTTACTTCGGTTGGTAACACTACAGTCCCCACATATATTTATGGCAACCTAACGCTGGCATCAGCCCGTGAAATAAACATTGATGATAATTATGCTTATGTTTCTATGGGAACCACTACAGACCCTAACACAAAATTTTTAACAAGTCGCACTGGTAAGATTCCTAGTTTTGTTGAGCCATCCCCTGTTAGCATTGAAAAATATCAGACGCTGAAAAAAGACGGAACTGATGATATTACTACTACCATTAACACTCACACTAAGAATGAACCTCTGTTTATTCCTGCTGGTACTTATAAGGTAAGTGCTCCATTGCAGCTTAAGCATAGCTTGTATGGTGCTGGTTCTTCTCGTGACCCTGCGCGTGGAACCAGTGATACAATCTTGCAGTATACTGCTAATCCTACTGTGTTTGGTAGTCAGGGTGTTATTACCGTATCGGGTGATGACGTAACTGGTAACATTGTTATTGCTAATTTGGACATTACTTGTAGTGGTATGATTGGTGGCATTGTATTCACTACCAATAAATATACCGATAACAGCATTTACAATGTAAGCATCAATAAGGTTAAGTCCTATGGTGTTTACTTGCAGCCTAGCAATAGCACTTTGAACCGTTACTGCTACATGGATAATGTAATGGTATGGGGATTTAGTGATAATGTTCCGGTGGAACGTTGGACTGATTCTGTTGCATTTTTCTGGGGCAATAAAGCTCCTGACTGCGAATGTAATAACCTTGTTAATATGGTATGTCAGGTTGGCTTTGACTGTCGTACTAATGTGTACGGATGCAACTGGACTAGCTATCATGGTATTCCCTCTGGTGGCACAGGTGGTACTGATGCTAATAAATGGTGGAATAACTCAATCGCTTGCAAGGTTACTAACAATGATATTCATGTTACTAACTTCTATGCGGATACTTGTAGGTATGCTTTTGTCTTTGATGGGCCTGGTAAAGCAGCAGCTTATATTAACAATCTGATTTATTCCTGCAATGACGGAACTGCTACTACTGAAACTGGCTATGCAGCTATCGCTCTGATTGGTACCAGTCCTAATCCACAGTTCATTGTTAATGGTGGCATTATCAATCGTTCCGCTAAGGTTAGTACTACTGTTCAGTCGATTGGTACTTATCCTATTACTAATGCTGTATGTAAGCTTGACGATGTTTACATTTATACAAAGCGTGAATATGTCTTCGGTACTGACGCTGTAAACCGTGGGCAGTATATCTGCGCAGCTGGTGAACATCGTTGCATTGACTTGGCTATTACTAACCAGACACAGTATACGGTTGATGGTCAATCCGTAACTGGCGACCCTGAACAGTACAAGGCATTTGCATTTATTCCCATTCCTTCTGATGGTTCTACTTCACAGGGTTCTATCCGTGTGATGGATAGGAACAACCTTGACTTTACTGTTTATCTTAGCAATAACCCTAAATCTGGCGGGTTGTTTGCAATTAGTGCTATTGATAATCGTAAGCTTAATACGGCCATTTATGAAGCGCCCATTGGTGCAGGCAGGACTGTTACTTGGGATGTAGTTAATGACTTGAATAACCTTTATTATATTAATGATGGTAACGCAATTATCCTGTACTTCAAACGTCCTGCATCTTATGGTGTAACGGTTCAGGTTTCTGGATTTATGGATGGCAACTCCCCTGTTATTCTTGACCGTATTAGAAATGAAGATGGCACTCCTATGGATTATCCACGTTGGGATAACAACAATGGTATGACTGCTATTAAGGTTCTTCGTCCTAATATTACTTAACTAATAAAACACCCCTAGGTGGTTATCCACTTAGGGGTGTTCTTTATTTAATTAGAATGGCAAATCATCGTCAATGTCAGGCGGCAATTCATTGGGGAGCTTGTCAGTCATCCTCACTTTCATCATCGTCATCTTCATCTTCCTGCAAGGAATAAAAAGCGTTAAGAATAGAATCACTCATAACTTTACGAAATTCCTTAGTGATGGGGTAGCAAATATCATGCCATTCATCTTTCTTATTCTTTGCACTGGGCATTGCAACAAACAGCCCTTTGCTTCCATCCATAATCTTAATACCAGTAATGCAGAACACATTTGCAAGTGTAATGGAAACCATAGCGCAGCAATTAGACTTCTTGTTATTGATGGGGAAGATACGAATATCAGTGATGACGGAAGAAGCGGACTTGGCAGAATTGGTGGCCTTAGCGGATGCTTTCTTGTTAGTGTACATAGTTAGTTCTCCTTTGTTAAATAATGATAAGTAAGAAATTTATATTGAGGACAGTTTTTATACTGGCCGCAACAATCGGTTTTAAGGTTGTACTCTTGGCGCGACACTCTCATACCCTCACAACGAATGTAATTTGTGGTATGAGAAATATAATAAGGACATGCAGCTCTTCTACTGATTCTATAAGAATCTTTTTCTTTCAATTAAATCATCTCCTATCACTCCATTCCCACTGGAATATACTTGCAGGATTGCCGTCAATTAACATAGCATATTCTTTGTCAGATTGTACTTTATGATAAGTCCCATAAAGTTCTTTATTATTTTCATCATGGTTTATGCTAACAACTTCGGGCAAATAATCTATATAAGATTCTCCACGCAATGAATAACAGAATGAATAATACATTCTATTAACAGGACTATTTGTTGAGCGTAATGTATAGCCGCAAGGTTCTAGCACAGTTACAGAATATTCGTCTAAGTGGTCTGTTTCTCCATTGTCATCCGTAAAATCTCCTATAATATGTGTTCCTGGAGTTTTACGGATAAGCTTCTTGTTTATGGATTCATCATAACTAATGTTAGGACGAAAATATTCTTGTACTAGGTACTCAAAATCTTCATCATTTACTATTTGTGTAAACAATTCAGAAAGCTGTTTCTTGCTCGCACCTGCTACAGTAGCCTTAACTTTTAAGTGCTTATCTGCATCTAAGTATGTTGCACAATAGCATTTACTTCCCCATGTTACAAAATCCTCATAGTGACCATCAAAGTCCATAATGCCAAAATTGTAACAATCTTTATTCTCACTGTTATTGAGAATATTATCATTAAATCTATCAACGGCCTTTTGAACATCCTCATTATAACCTACAAAATAGCCACTATCTGTATCATGATAGAGAGGTTCAATACCTTGGCTTAATACTAGATAGAGCATAAAGCAAATAAGGTGCAGTCTACTGTAAGCAACTGTGTATAAACCATCTGTAAAGATATTTAGGGAATTTCTGGATTTAAGAAACTTAACCCCGGTTGGAATCCACTCAAATTTATCACCGTCCCCCTGCACGCCAACTTCCTGTCGTAATGGCTTCATAGCTGAACATCCATACTGACCATTCAATCCACCTTTGCTTGCCATTAAGGCGAATTGGACTAAATCTTTGTTATGGGTAGTCATAATCTCTTGTGCCACAGAATCATCATAAAGCTTCAATCCCTCAAATGTAAAATCGTTTAGCGTTTCTACATGGTCGGCAACTTTATGCTCAAGCTTCTTGAATCCTGTTTTCTGGCGTGCATAATATTTAACTGTGTTGCGTAACGGCTTGTTAATAAACTTATGGGCTGTTGCATAATAAAGTTCATCACATTCTGAACTACTATAATCATAAAGCAT